GGCGAATGCCCGAGTATCCCGGGACGCTGCAGACAATCGCAAGCTCGACAAAATGAAAGCGACCGGGAGAATTGACGGTGCGGTAGCTTTGGCGATGGCGGACGAAAGAAAAAAATGAGAAAAGTGATTCTTGAAAGCCCATACGCTGGGGCCGTGGAAGCCAATGTGGAATATGCCAGAAAATGCGTCCGCGACTGCCTGCTGCGCAATGAGGCCCCGATAGCGAGTCACTTGCTATACACTCAGCCCGGAATACTTGACGACCTTGTGGCCGATGAGCGCGAGCTCGGAATAGCTGCAGGCCTCGCCTGGGGATCCTCGGCTGATGCAACGGTAGTGTATACTGATCGCGGCATTTCCCGCGGCATGGAATATGGCATCGAGCGCGCCAGGCGGAATGGCCGGCCGGTAGAATTCAGGAGCCTCGCAGATAATGGCCAAACCTGAGAAGCAAAAAAGAAAGCCTGTGACTGGTAGCACAACGCAAAGCCAGATCATGGCGGCTGCGAAAAAAGATATTCAGCCTCCGGATCACATGCCATTGACCGAAGACGAAATGCTTTTCTTCAAAAACATTATTAATGAAATTGCCAAGGCATTCTGGACGCCGCACCAGATTGAACTGGCAAGCGCGCTGGCCCGGACCATGCATATGCTTAATCTCAATCAGCAGCAGATGAGGATCGAAGGCTCGATCATAAAAAACGCCAAGGGTAATCCAGTGATTTCGCCGCGAGAAAAATTGATCAACGATTGCTATGATCGAATTATTGCCATGCGGCGATCGCTGAGCATTCATGCTCGTGCGCAAGGCGTGAACAAAGAGGATATGGCGCGCCGAAACGATAAGGCAAAAGAGATAGAGGAAATGGCGCAGCATGCCGACGACGATCTGATCGCTCGCCCTGCCCTGAATTAAAATGCCAGCAGTAAGCAAGTATCCGCGCCGCGCCATGGCCAAAAAGAAAAAGCAGCTCACCCGCGCAGAAAAAGTCGCGGCATTTATTCATAGATATTGCAAAGTTCCTGACGGCATGTATGTGGGCCAGCCGCTGATCCTCGAAGACTTCCAGCTTAAATTTATTAAAGACGTTTACGACAACCCTGCCGGCACAAAAAAAGCCATCCTCTCGATGGCAAAAAAGAATGCCAAGACCGCGCTGATTGCCTGTCTGATTTTATGCCACCTGGTCGGTCCCGAGGCTCGGCAAAACTCGCAAATGAACTCGGCGGCCATGTCGAAGGATCAGGCGACGATCATATACGATACCTGCGTAAAAATGATCCGTCTTGACCGCGACCTTTCGCAGCTGATCCGGATCAAGGAGAGCCTCAGAATTCTGGTCGGGCTGCCAATGAACGTCGAATTCGAAGCTTTATCTGCGGAAGCAAAAACCAAACATGGCCTCTCGCCGCGAGTGAGCGTAATTGATGAGCTCGGCCAGGTGATCGGGCCTTACAGTGAACTTTACGATGCTCTCGATACAGCGCAGGGCGCTCACGATGACCCGATCATGTTTATAATCAGCACTCAGGCGGCTTCTGATGCCGACCTGCTCTCGATCATTATCGACGATGCCTTGGAATCAAAAGACCCGCGGATTGTTTGTCACCTCTACACTGCCCCAGAGGACTGCGAAATAAACGACGAGAAGGCATGGGCGGCGGCCAATCCCGCCCTTGGGCTCTTTCGTAGCCGGCAGGACGTTGCGGATCTGGCGGCGCAGGCAGCGCGCATGCCATCAAAAGAGGCAAAATTCCGCAACCTGATCCTCAATCAGAGGATTGCAACGGCCAGCCCATTCATATCCAAGGACTCATGGAAAGCCTGCGCCGGCGGGATGATCCCGCTTTCGGAATGCATCGAAATAACGGCAGGCCTTGATCTTTCTTCGCGGTTCGACTTGGCGGCGCTGGTCATCCGCGGATTTCATGAGGAAAGCAATACATACCCGATTTATCCATACTTCTGGACGCCGGAAGTAGGCCTTGAAGAAAGAGTCAAGCGCGATCGAGCGCCATATGATCTCTGGGTAAAGCAGGGATTCCTCAAAACAACCCCAGGCGTTTCAGTCGATTATGAATTTATGGCAGCCGAGGTGGCCGAAATTCTGGCAGCACACGAAATGACTGCTCTCGCATTTGACCGGTGGCGCATTGAGTTTTTTAAGAAAGAGCTTACCCGGATCGGATTTGACATGGAGATGACTCCATTCGGCCAAGGTTTTAAAGACATGTCGCCGGCGCTGGACGGCCTCGAGGAAAAAATCTTAAATCAGCAGCTGCGCCATGATAATCATCCGGTGATGACGATGTGCATGGCGAATGCCCGAGTATCCCGGGACGCTGCAGACAATCGCAAGCTCGACAAAATGAAAGCGACCGGGAGAATTGACGGTGCGGTAGCTTTGGCGATGGCGGACGGCGCCGGCTCCAAAATTCATGCCGAGCCTGCTGACTTTACCGAGTTTCTGTCTAATCCCTTGGTTTTTCCCTAAATGATTGTTAAAATCAGCCGCGAGTGATACGAAAGAAAATCTTTCCACGCCAACCGTAGCGGGATAAATGCCAGTTTTCAGCCTTACATCGTTCTTTAGACGGACATTCGGCCTCACCGATCACAACGCATTGCGCGGATGGGAAGGGGAAAATTATTCAGGCAAAGGCGTAACTGAGACCACCGCGCTGACGATATCCACAGTATGGTCATGCGTGAAACTGGTTTCAGAAAGCATAGCATCCTTGCCCCTTGGTATTTTCGAGAATGATACCGATGGGAACAAGGTCCTTCTGAGAGACAGCGATCTTTATAGGCTCGTGCACGAGTCTCCGAATGCCGATGAAACCGCCTTTGATTTCTGGCAGGCCGTGATTGCCCTGATTTTGCTCTGGGGAAATTGCTACATTCTGAAAACGTACCGCGGGGCCGGCGCCAGCCGCAAGCTTACAGCCTTCGAAATACTAGATCCTGCGAAAATGGGATTTAAAGAAAACCCTGATGGATCATTGACATACCTGTATTCTGACATCGACGGCCGCAAGGAATACAGCGAGGATCAGATAGCCCATTTCCGCGGCTTCCGGATGAAAAGCAAATTTGGCCTTTCGGTCATTCGCCAAGCGGCAAATACGATCGGCAATTCGCTGGCGATGCAGGAAACCACCGGTCGCCTTTACTCCAACGGGATGCGTCCAAGCGGCGCGCTGACGGTTCCAGGAGAGCTCAAGAAAGAGCAGCGCGAGCAAATGCGCACAAACATTGCGGGGCAGGTCGGCGGAGTTTCAAAAACAGGCGGAATTATCGTGCTCGAGCATGGCATGAGCTTTACCCCGCTCTCGATACCCCCAGAAGACGCCCAAATGCTTGAAAGCTGCGCTTTTTCTGTTGAGGAAATCTGCCGCTGGTTTGGAGTTCCGCCGATTTTGATTGGTCATAGCGAAAAAACCACCTCATGGGGAACGGGCATCGAGCAAATTAACCTCGGATTTTTGCAATACACAATCACCCCCATGCTGAAACGAATCGAGAGCCAGGTTAAGCGCTCCATGATGAACCCGGGCGATCGCAAGCGGCAGTTTGCCGAGTTTAACGTGGCGGGATTCCTGCGGGCAGATAGCACCGGCCGCGCCGCGCTTTACGGATCAGCATCCCAGAACGGATGGATGACCCGCGCCGAGATCCGCGCAAAAGAAAACCTGCCGAGCATACCAGGCTCGGATAAGCTCACCGTCCAGAGTAACCTCGTGCCTCTCGATCAGCTGGGGCAGGTGGCCGCGCCGGTTCAAAACAGGCGCACAACCGATCCCGGCAATGCAGGTTGAATGGAAAATCCATTTCAGTTAGGATGGCGACATGAAAACGGCTCGTAACAAAATCAAGACCCAAGACTTTGAACTGAAAGTTAAGGACGTGAACAAAGACGGTACCTTTACCGGCTATGGGTCAGTTTTTAATGTTCAGGACCAAGGCGGCGACATTGTAATGCCCGGGGCATTCAAAAATAGCCTTAACGCAATCAAGGCGTCCGGGAAAAAAGTGCCGGTTTTGTGGCAGCATAAAACCGATGCGCCTGTCGGCGTTTACGACCTGATTGAAGAAGACGATAATGGCCTATACGTTGAGGGCCGGCTCCTGGTTGATGCGGTCCAGCTGGCGAAAGAAGCCTTCGCGCTGCTTTCCGAAGGCGCAGTGACCGGCCTTTCCATCGGTTATGGTACCCAAAGATACGAAATCGATACCGAAACATACGTCCGCAAGCTTCTTGAACTCGATCTCTGGGAAGTCAGCTTGGTAACTTTCCCGATGAATGAGGAAGCGCAGGCGCAGGCTGTAAAAAATGCAATCCGTCTGGGGAACGTACCCGGGACAATTCGAGAATTTGAGAAATTCCTGCGGGATGCGGGATTTTCCAAAGAAAATGCAGTGACAATCGCCAGTCGCGGCATTAAGGAAGTGATCGAGAGGGAATCTGGATCGAAAGACACGGCGGAAATCAGCGATCTTTTATCCAATTTCAAAATCTAACCACACAGGAAAAACCATGAAAACCTTTTCTCACATCCCAGGTGTCGCTCGCTCTGCAGCGGTCCTAGAACGTAAAGAAGCCGGCGCTGAGCCGAAAACCCCACTGGAGATCAAAGCTGCGCTCGACAAAATCAGCGATCAGGTCAAACAGCATGGCGAAAAAGCCATCGCTGAAGCTGAAAAAGGCATCAAGCTCTCTACCGAAAACAAAGAGCAAATCGATGTGCTCCTGACGAAACAAGGCGAACTCAGCGCGCAGCTGACCGACTCCTTGGCTCGCCTTGAGGAAGTCGAACAAAAAGCAGCGCGCCGCGGCGCAGGCCCACAAGAAGAAAAATCCATCGGCCGGCAATTCGTCGAGCAAGAAGGATTCGCCAATTTCTGCAAAGAAAAAGGCAAGAGCAAATTCTCGGTCGGCTTCAAGGCTGTAACCACAATCACTTCCGCGACCTCCGGTACCGGTGCCGCCGGCGCCAACGTGGTCCGTGATCGTGTTGTAAGCCCGATGATGACTCCCGGCCAGCGCCAGCTGACGGTACGCGACCTGATTATGCCAGGCCGCACAGCCTCCAACGCCATCGAGTACGTCCAGGAAACTGGATTTCAGAATATGGCTGCGGTTCAGGCTGCTGAAGGCAATGCGAAAGCACAATCCGATATCGCCTTTACTCTGGTCAACTCGTCTGTGGCAACCATCGCCCACTGGGTTAAAGCTTCCAAGCAAATCCTGAGCGATGCGCCGATGCTTGAATCCTACATCGACGGCCGCCTGCGTTATGGCCTCGAGTATGCTGAAGAATTGCAGCTGCTGATGGGATCCGGCTCCGGTGGTAACCTGAACGGCATCTACACGCAGGCAACGGCATACTCTGCCCCAGCCGGCGCGCTTGTCGGGAGTGCAACCATCATCGACATCATCCGTCTGGCGATGCTGCAAGCAACCCTGGCCGAGTATCCGCCTGATGGAACCATCCTCAACCCAACCCAGTGGGCTGCAATTGAGCTCCTGAAGGATTCTGAAGGTCGCTACATCATCGGCAATCCACAAGGCACCCTGCAGCCAACCCTCTGGGGCCGCTCTGTTGTAGCAACCCAGGCGATGACCACCGACAAATTCTTGGTTGGTTCCTTCGGTATGGGCGCCCAAGTATTTGACCGTGAAGACGCCGGGGTCACAGTTTCGACTGAAGACAGCGACAACTTCACGAAAAACTTGGTCACCATCCTTGCTGAAGAACGCATCGCGCTGGCGGTTTACCGTCCAGAAGCATTTATCAAGGGCGACCTCGGGCTGGTATCTTAATCAGGCCTCTGATATAAATTATGAAATGGCGGGGCAATCCAGTCCCGCCATTTTTCTCAGGAGAGAGAACATGTCGGGTAAACTTTACGCACAAGACACCTTCGTCCATTCGAGTAGCCAACCATTTCATGCCGGATCCGAAGTGACTGGCCTCCCTGAAGTGGTGATCAAAGATTTGATCGCTAAAGGTCTGGTCGGGCCGCAGCCGCCCACAAAAGCCCCCAAAGAGGCAGCAGCCGAAAAGCCTCCGAAGCCAGCTAAGCCAGTAGGCGGCCATAAGGCATCTGCAAAGCCAGCCAAAAAAGCGAATCCTCCGAAGCCAGCTAAGCCGCCAAAAGAAGACAAGGCCGAAAAGCAGGCTCCTGAAAACAAAATGGTAGATGAAAACACCGCCGAGACAAAATGATCGTAACTCTGGATGAGGCAAAACTGCAGTGCCGCGTCGACAATGACGCAGAGGACGGCCTCATCCAGATTTATATCGGGGCCGCCGAGGATTATATTAGGAATTTCCTAGACCGTGATCTGCCAACCACAACACCGTATGCCATTAAAGCCGCAGCGCTTTTGATCATCGCCGATCTTTATGACGTGCGCGAATCCCAGGTTATCGGCGACAGCATTCAAGAAAACCCAGCAGTAAAACGCCTCCTTCGGCCATATCGGGAAGGAATGGGGGTTTAAATGAAAGAAATCGATCTCCGCATCATTCAAGGCGAAAGCTGGTCACTGCAGCAGGCCTATCTTAACGCCGGCGGCCAGCCGGTCGACCTTTCGACTGGATATACAGCAACCATGACAATCCAGCAGCAAGCACCATGCGGCGGCCAGGTCGTTCTCGCGCAGGATGACGGAATCACCCTCAACGCTGACAGCAGCGTCGATTATGCGCTGACTCAAGAAGAAACCACCTCGATGCCGGTAGGCCGATACTCCTACATTGCATTTTTGAATGACGGAACCAGCTCAATCCCATTTTTTAAGGGAATGCTTGACGTGGTAGGGCTGCCCGCGCAGGACTGCGGGGTAGACTATGTCTGCAGCTAATTTGCAGGCCGGAAAATTACGGCACCGCATCAGAATTGAACGACCAGACTATCAGCAGGACCCGCTGACCGGCGATATGGTCGCAAGCTGGCTTGAATTTGCCACGGTCTGGGCCGCCATCGAATATTTATCGGCTCGTGAATTTGTAGCCTCTTCCGCAGAACAATCCGAAATCGTCGCTCGAATCACAATCAGATACCTTGCTGGTATTGACGCTACGATGCGCATTGTTCATGAGCCATCGGCGATGATTTATGACATAAAAGGCGTTTTGCCCGATCTCAAAAGCGGCAAAAAATACCTCACCATGCCAGTTTCGGAAGGCGTCAGAATCGATGACGACTTCTTCGGGGGGTGCTTATTTGTCACCGATGAAGGCATAAGAGTGACAAACAACGGCGCTTATGTAAGATATTGCGGAGAGGCGCCCGAAACCTTCAACGTGCTTAATACAGGAAATAATGTCATAAATGACGGCAACCATGTGGTTTATTTAGGAGATTAATATGCCAAACGTAGAACTTAGTACCCTCGGTTCCGTTATTAAAACGGCATATGAAGCCGAGCCAGATAGAAATGCATTTACAGACAATGAAAAAAGTAAACTTGCAGGTATAGCCGCCGGCGCTGAGGTCAATACGGTTACATCGGTAGCTGGAAAAACTGGAAATGTTACCTTGGCAAAGGCAGACGTAGGTCTGGCTAATGTCGACAACACCGCGGATGCAAATAAGCCAGTATCAACCGCAACGCAGACCGCCCTAGACCTTAAAGTTTCGAGCATTATTTCAGGCATCACCGGCGCAGACCAGATTACGAACATGGTAAGCCTTACTCAGGCTGAATATGACTCAATCGTTTCAAAATCCGCTGCGACCCTTTATGTGATTGTGGGATAAATATGCCAATAAAATTGGGCGGTCAAAATTTAAACAGTGTCTACTTAGGAACGTCTCAGGTAAGTAAAATTTACCTCGGCGAGACTTTGGTTTATGGTGGTCTCCAATGGGACGATGGAACAAACGTCCAATGGGACGATGGAACAAACGTCCAATGGGACGATGGAACAATAGTGCAAGAAGGATAAATCTATGAAAAAACTTAATATAAAAATTATTGTGGCTTTAGTCATTCTCGCATTTTCAAGCATTGTGGCAATGGCCGATACGATATCGAGCGCTACGGATGCAGGAACGCTTCTTGGGACTGAAAAATACCCAGTCGCAAAACTTGGGGTTACTGCACCGCGCAGCACGACAACGGCAAAAATTTCAGATTATGTTCTCAGCGTGTGGAATAATACCTTCCATACTTTTAACACAGCCTCAACAGACTGCAGCGCGGACGTTTCGACGGCTTTGCAGGCTCACCTTGCAAATAATAATGGCATAGCCCGCCTCCCTGCTGGTTGCTACCGACTGGACACTGGGATCACGCTGCCAGCCGGAGTTACCAATTTTGACATTCAGCCTCTCGGCAATGGCGAAGTCACAATATACCATAAAGATGCAACCACTCCGGCATTCTCTGCGGACTATAGCGGTACTGCCTCATCTGCGCGGACGATTTCAGGGATCACTCAAGTTTTGACAAACGTCTCAACGGTGGGCGATTACGTTGATCGTATCCAGCTTGCAAGTGCAAAGCCGTCTCTCGCAGTTCGTGGAAATTACTGTTTTGTTTATTCGGATGATTCCGGTATTGGACAAGGTACGGCTCCAATTATTGCTATTTCAAAAGCCAATCCGGCGGTGATTACGCTTCCGGGAACCGTATCGACTTCAGACTTTGCAAACGGTCAAACAATCCGCGTCGAATTTGCTAAAGGCATGACGCAGATAAATAATCCTTCTGCCACCTATACCCTTGCAAACCGTGCCACAACGGCAACGACGACAACTTTCGAGCTGAGCGGACTGGATAGCACCGGTTTCTCTACCTATACGGGCGGTGGCTACATTGCGGGAGTGACTACTGGATTTAAGCATGGTTTTCAAGGCGAGGGCTTTACCGTTCTTAATACCGACGCAGACGCGACGACAGATACAATCGACGTATATGGTCGTCTCAAAAATTCTAGTTTTTACCTTACTAATCCCGCTTTACGTTGCCTTGATCCTACGCTCAAAGTGAATATCAGCGGTCTAAAAATTACTACTCTGGGCGATGCATCAGGGGCCGGAACAGTTCGCGCTCCTGCTATAAAATTAACCGGAGTCGTAAATCCGAAAGTTTCTAATAACATTTTTGAATACCCATGGGCGCAAAGCGTATGGATTCAAGCCAGCGCGGGCGGTGAGTTTAATAATCTCGAGAGCCGATACGGCGTCAATAACCCATCAAAAAACCAATATACGTACGGTTTAAATTTTTATGGCATGAATTATGCCCATGTAGTGAGAGGACTGCGCCAAGAGCAAGGCCGTCATGCGATCACTACCGACTCCTCTTCTAATGCCAATCTTACAACATCTTGGATAAACCGAGGCGGTCCTAATGACATCACCGTTTACGATACCGCCTGTAAAACCAGTGACGGAACCTGTATTGATGAACACTATGAGGGCTTTAATATAACCTTCAAAGGTGTTGAATGCACTCGACCACAAAGGGGATCCAGCGCAGTTTCTGGTACTATTCAAGGCGCCTGTATTCAGTCTCGCTCTTTGAATCCAGTCTATGAAAACGTTACAGTAAATGGTGGATCTCGCGGAATTTCGATTTCTCAAACCGATCACGGATTTCCTAATAATATCACCTTAAACGGCTTTAACGTGCGCGACCTTTCGAGTCCTTACTCGGCCACCAATAAAGGCCAATGGACTGACTATGCGGTAGAGTTCGATGATCAAACTACATCAAATGCGACCACAAAACTCTTCGTGAAAAATGCAATCCTGAATAACGTTGGAGTCGGATTTTACGCAAACAAAAAAGCTGATATTTCCGTCGACGGACTTTATGCATGGAACGTTGATGAAATCGGTCGCTTAGAGGGCGGCGCAAAAATTGATCTTTCTGGTCAACAAACTTGGGATTATAGAGCTCAAGCTTTTGACGGAACGACTCAGCTTTTTTTAAATCGTTTTGGCACGTCTTCTTCTGACGTTAACCTTGGATTTTATATGCGCGGAGACGCAAACTATGGCGGATCAACCGCTCGCGTTTTCACCAAACCCACGATTTACATGGCCGCTAATAATTTCGGCCTCGTGGATATTTTTGAGGAACACTCCACAACCGGAACGCCTAAAAATTATTACTGGGCTGGGTCTACTTTGATAAATCCAAGCTCTGTAACTGCACCTTTCGTGATTGAGCCAGGGGCTACGACTATAGCCTTAGACACAACCGTCTCTGACTCTGTTGCGGGGATCAATTCAACTGGAAATATTACGGCTTCTTCAGGCACGATTAGTGGACCAACAATTACAGGAACCACCACGACCAGAGGTGGACAATTCTGCGACGAGAACGGAGCAAACTGCTTTGAAGCCTCTGCTGTTGCTGGACTGACCGCAGCTGCCAACGTTAAAATTACTTTTAACGGAAGGGCCGACAGCTCCACGACTTTGACGGCTATGGCTTTAGCTGACCAGTTCTTTCCTCAAAACAGTAAGCGCGCTGTATTAAAAGAAGACCTCACGGGAATGTTGCAATGCAGGCTTGTCGCAAACATCGCCGCGGCATCCGCTTCTCCAAATTCTCCAAAAATTACTGCTATGTATAAAACAACTTTTAACTATGCTGCCGATGCGATCACAACATTCTCAGATTTGGGAACGAGCGAAATAGGCGTATCTTTATCGACTTCTGGAGTCGTTGCATCATCATGGGTAGATGTTGCAGCTGGCGCTAAATCAGATGTTTTTATCTCCCTTAAACAGGTTGGTGGAGATGCCACTGCAGCCCCTGGTCTTGGTCTTGTTGAATTGCAGTGCAAATAAAATTCAGTTTGTGATTATTGCCACAGGGCAATCTTTAAAAACAGAAGATGTAGAATACGTCCGGGGCCGTGCAAAAGTGATAGCGGTCTCGGACTCATATAAAATCGCGCCATGGGCCGATGTTCTGGTTTCCCATGACAGCAAGTGGTGGCGGCATCACAATGGCGTCCCAGAATTTAAAGGCGAAAAGTTCTGCGCACAAACCGCTCCCGGCGCTAAACCATTTCGGATATTTGGATACGATTCCGGCCTGAATAGTGGTCTTTACGGTATGTATAAAGCCCGCAGCATGGGAGCAAAAAGAATCATACTCCTTGGATTTGATATGCATGGTGATCACTTTTTCGGAAAGCACCCAGAGCCGCTTACGAACACCCCTGCTGCAAAATTCGATCATTTCATAAAACAGTTCGATTTATGGTCGGGATGCGAAGTCATAAACTGCACTCCAGGATCAGCGCTCAAGAAGTTTCCCATGGCCGATCTTCGGGAAACCTTGCCGGATATCTGCATTTAACCTAAAATCCCAGCATGGGAACAATCAAAGGCATCGACGACACTCTGAAGGCTCTGGATAATCTCCCCAGCGCGCTGCGGCGTAAAGCCTTGAGGAAAGCGCTGCAGGCAGGCGGCAAGGTCGTCCAGAAAAAAGCGGTGTCCAACCTTTTATCCCAGCAATCTGATGAAGCAACAGGCCAGCTGGCAAAAAACATTGTGATCCGGGTTTTGAAGACGAAAAACAAAATCATGAGAATTGCAGTCATTATTGCCGGGAAGAAAATTAACAGAAAAGGCGTAAGGCTTGGGCTCATTGGCTCTGTGTTTGAACTGGGCGATGCCAATCAGCCGGCCCGGCCATTCCTGCGGCCAGCAGCAAAGGAAAGCGTTTCTGAGGTGCTGAACGTGGTGACCGCAGCCAGCCGCAGCGAACTTTCAGCCGCGGTGGAGGCCGCCAAAAATGGAACCTAAAATATACCCGATCATTGCAGCCAGCCCGCTGGTAACTGAATTAATAGGAACCAATCCGGTGCGATTCTTTCCATGGGGAGAGGCACCGCAGGGTACGGATCACCCTTATGTGACTTACGGCACAAGCGATGCCAGCCCGGAAAATTATATGGACAGAACGCCGGACGTGGACAGCATCGGCACTCAGATCGATGTATGGGGCAAAACAGGCGACGAATGCCTCGAGGTTGCGTACGCAGTGCGTGATGCCTTAGAGCCGCATGCCCATATGACCAGATTCGGTAACGCTGCCAGGGATCCCGTAACTAAGTCCTACCGCATTATTCTGCAATTCGATGTCTTTGTTTTCCGTTAAAATTGACGGCAGCCAGTAGAACGATTAAGCTTTGACAAGAATTTAAGCTTCTGAACCACAGGAAAGGCTCCCAGCTATGACGCTCAAGACCCAAGGTACCAACCTTTACTTTATTGATCCGGATGCAACTGGTGGTCCTGCGGTCGTGGCCGTTGGCTGCGTGACATCGATCGGCGGCATTTCAGTCGCTCGTGATCAGATCGAAACCACCTGCCTGGAAGGCGTAGCTCGGACATATGAGCCAGGCATGCCAACCCCGGGCCAGATGACATTCGGAATTAACTTCGACCCTTCCGATCCTTCTCATGCGCGCATCTTTGATCTTTTCAAAGCCGGAACCAAAGTCGATATGGCCTTGGCATACAGCGATGGCACCGCGCCGCCGACCTTGGACACATCCGACCTTTTCGACTTCCCAACCACCCGCAGCTTTATCCATTTTGAAGACGCATACTTTGCCGATGTTCCTCAGGACTTGGCGCTCAATTCGGTCGTCACATCGACGGTCGCCGTTCAACTTTCAGGCTTCCCTACCCTGTTTCCGAAGGCTTAGTTTTTAAATCATGTCCATGTCCGATATCGCCGCTGATTCCTTTCACTCTGGCTCCCAAACAGTGGAGATCACGAGTGGGGGGAAAAAGCACCTCCTCACAGTAAAAGAACTCGGATATGCGCATTTAACCGGCCTGATTGCTCGCGCAAAAACTGAAAGCCTCCAAGTTCTCCCGCTGGTGATTTCAGAGGCTGTCGAAAACAGCAAAGGCGAGCGCTTCACTTACGACGAATCATTGCGACTGAAAAAAGAAATTTTCGAGCCTCTTATGATGGCAGTGATCGACCTCAACGGCCTGGGATTAAATAAAAAAAAATCTCAGGAATCCAAGAAATCTGGTGTGACCTCGCCTTAAATCTGGGCGGAACCGTCCGCGAACTCCAAAGCAGAATGACGCATGCCGAGTTTGTTATGTGGCAGGCTTACATGGAAAAAAATGGTCCCCTCAGCCCGATGAGGAAATACGACCGGCCGGCGGCGCTGGTAGCCAGAACCTTAAACAGGGTGCATGGTGGCGATGCCGAGATGATCGACTATATGCCCTTTCCAAAAGAAGAAGAAAAATTCGCCACAATTGATGATATTATGGCGATAGCAAGGGGTCAGAAAATTGGCAAATAGTCTCGGTAGTATTTTCGTCGATCTGCTTTTAAACACCGCCAAATTTGAAGGCGGCGTTAAATCAGCAAAGAGTCAAATAGCGAAATTCGGCAAAGACCTAGAAGACTTTGCAAAGACATCGGCGGTCGCCGTTGGCGCAGCTGCCGGCGCACTTGCGCTGCTGGCTATTCGCCAAGCCAACGTGATCGACGAAACAGGAAAGATGGCGCGCTCGATCGGCGTGAATGTGGGGAACTTTCAGGCCTTAGGCCTTGTGGCTGATGAAGCCGGTGTGGCGCAGGACCAGCTCGCAAAGCTTTTTGATAAATCCCAGAAGGCCATCGTCGAGGCTGCAAAAGGCTCAAAAAGCTTTAATGAGATTTTTAAGCAGATCGGTGTAAATGCGCAGGAACTAATAAACCTCACGCCGGATGAGCAATTTATAAAGATTGCCGAGTCCTTGGCCGAAATTGAAAACCCCACCATCCGCAACGCAGCGGCCATGGAAATATTTGGGAAGAATGGCCGGCAGGTCACCGAAATGCTCTCCAGCCTGCGTGATCGGCTGCAGGAAGCGCGGGAGTTTAATGACAAATTCAATATCACAATCAGCGACATCGACAGCCGGAAGGTTGAGGAAGCGAATGATGCCTTCGGCCGGATAGGACGTGCCATTGGTGGCCTCGGTAATACCATTGCCATCGAGGTTGCGCCGCTGGTGACCGAGCTCTCTAATCGTCTTTTGAATGCCGGCGTGGATGGTGAAGACTTCGGAAAAGCAGTCGACGCCGGAATGACGTTTGCAGCCAACGGGATCGATGGCGTCCGCATTGCCCTGATCGGTCTCGAGGCATATACGCAGGAAGCAATCCTTGGCGTGAATGAGCTGATCCTGAAATCAGCCGATGGCATCCTGAACTATGTGCAAGGGATTCAGGCGTCCTTTCCAAGGCTGGGCAAAGTTCTTGATCCGATAGCGACATCTCTCGATGGCGTGGCCAATTCAGCAGCAGAGAATTACAGCCAGGCGCAAGACGCCCTCAATCAGCTGAACCGCGATGCATCAAACTTCGAAAGCACCGCCTCGCGCATAAAGAAAATTCAAGACGAGGCGACTGATCGTGCAAAGGCAGCTGGCACCGGCGCCGGCGGGGTCATCCCTGAAAGCGACCTTGAAAACCTCGATGCGCAGAAAAAATCACAGGATGAACTCGGCCGCCTTTATGAGAAAAACCGCGATTTAATTCTGGGATTAAGCAGCGCGCAAATTGGCTATATCGACACCGAAAAAGAGCTCACCCGCCTGTTCGAAAGCCGCCGAATCTCGGTCGACGAATACTTCACGGCGCTGGACAATCTCGACACCCAATATGACGAATCAGCCGCCAAGGCGAATAAATGGGGATTTGACCTCGAGGCCGCCGGCAAGAAGGCCGCCGAAAACCTGCAGGATGCTTTCGCAGATTTCCTTTTCGACCCGTTTGCTGAGGGAGCCAAGGGCATGCTGAAGGGCTTTGTGGACGTTCTGCGCCGGATGGCAGCGGAAGCGATTGCAACCAAGCTGGGAAGCCTTCTGCTGGGCGATGGATCGAAAGGATCGACAGGCATTCTCAGCGGCATTTTTGACAAAATTGGCGGCGCGATCGGCGGCAGCAATATCACGCTTGGAAGCGTGGCTCTCCCGAAATTTGCGACAGGGATCGACTACGTCCCGCAAGATATGCCTGCCATAATCCACAAAGAGGAAGCGGTCCTGAATAAGAATGATGCTCAGGCGTGGCGAAAAGGCGGCGCCAGCAGCGGAAATACCTACATCATTAATGCCCAAGGTCAGGACGGCAGCGCGATTGCAAGAGTCGAGCAGGCTCTTATTACGCTGGCCGGCCCGGGTGTGATAGAACAAAGAGTAAATAACGCCCGAGCGAGAGGGATCGCTTAATGCCAGATTTAATCGAACTGCCTGAATCAGCCTGCATCGCCAGCGTGGTATTGACCATGACGCGGGCGGTCGGAACTACCAGAAGCCCGTTCACATTTGAGGAAAGCTCTTTTCTTTGGCAGGGAGCCTCATGGTCGCTTGATTTTCGTCTGCCGCCGATCACTGACGAGGCCGTGGCTGCAGATTGGCAGGCTTTCGGACTTTTGCTCGAAGGATCCTATGGATACTTTCTGATGGGCAATCCGGCTGCAAGGCTGCCCCGCGGCGTGGCTACCGGAACGCCGCAGGTGGATGGTGCAGGCCAAGACGGAACCACGCTGGAAACCAAGGGCTGGACGCCGAGCACAACCGGGATACTGAAAAAAGGATCAATGATTCAATACGGCACCGGCGAACTTGCCAGGCTGCATATGCTGGTCGCCGATGCCGATAGTGATGCCGCCGGCAAGGCCTCTCTTGAGATAAGACCCGCGCTGCGCTATTCCCCAGCAGACAGCGCGCCGATTGTCATCAATGATGCAAAAGGCGTCTTCCGTCTCTCAGATAATGATTTTTCGTGGAGCGTGGATCCCGGGAAAATCTGGCGTTTCAGCTTCCGGGCAACTGAGGTTGTGAATGCGTAATATTGACCCGCTGCTTGCTGACGAATTTAAAAAACCCCGTACAAGCCCTGCCATAATGGCGGAAATGTATTTCGACACGCAGACCATCGGCATGTGGACCGGATACGGCGTCCTGAACTGGGATGACAAGCAGTTTCTGGGCGGCGGAACATTTGTCGGCCTAAGCCCGATCGAGGAAACTCAGGAACTGCAGGCCCGCGGTATCGTCGCCTCTTTGAACGGAATCCCGGCAGCCAATATCTCTCTTGCGCAAGAGGAAAACGTCCGTGGCCGACCGTTCAGGCTTTGGATCGGCGTTGTAAGCACAACGGCCTATATCGCTGCAGAGGATGACCCGGGAGTCCTGAAAGCAGAGGATGGCGCTTTCCTCCGATTGGAAAACAGTTTGATCGGTACCCCATACCGACAGTTTTCAGGCCTTATGGACGTCATGGAATACTCGACCGATGGAAAATCGGCGAATGTCCGTCTCTCGATCGAGAGCAATCTGATCATCGGCCAGCGCGCCAAGCTTTCGAGATACACGAATGAAGACCAGCGCAAAAAATACCCAAGCGACACTGGACTGAGATTTATAAACCAGCTGCAGGACAAGGAAATTATATGGTAGCGCGCTTTGAAAATTGGCCGATTCTTCTCAGCGAATATTTGCAAGAGCGGCAGAATATGCCTGTTCAGTGGGGCTTTCATGACTGCCTGATGTTTTGCGCTTACGGCGTCGAGCGTCTGACCGGAGAGGCATTTTATGGCCCTTACATGAATTATGAGACTGAGGAAGGCGCCAAGCTTATGATGGCGCAAAATGGCGGCCCGGAAGGCATCATGACGGCATGCCTGGGAGAGCCGCACACTCAGATTTTGAAGGCGCGCCGCGGTGACCTTGTGCTTTTTAAAATGCCTGATTTAACTGCAGGAATGGTCGACGACACCGGCCAGCGGATCGCCTGTATTTCTGCAGACCGAGGTATGATAAAAATCCCTTTGAACAAAGCCATCAAGGTATGGAGTTATTAAATGCCAGTCGTCGTCGCCGGCGCAGCTCTTTCCGCGGTCGTAGCCGGTAGCACATTCGCCGCCGGCGTTTTGACGATTGGGTTCTCTGTGGCGTCTTTTGCGGGAAGCCTTATTCTTGGGGGGCTTTCTTATGCGCTGACGCCTAAACCAGCAAAAACGCCCGGATTATCAAACCAGCCCGCAAGCTCAACTGTGGCCATTAGGCAGCCAGACCTGACGCGACAGCATGTACGAGGCCATACCCGAATCACTCGTGGCTTTGCTCATATGCAAGCGGTAGGCAACGGCATCCTCAATATCATCCTGATTCTTGGCGAAGGAAAACTGCGGTCAATTAACGAAATCTGGCTGAATGATTATTGCATTCCGCCTGACTGGATCGATGAAACAGGCGGCATTACCCAGGGCAGATACGCTGGTTATTTGCGAGTTTATAAGCACCTGGGCGATCCGGCTCAAGGCGTCGACGAAAACGCAGTGGCAAACATGCCTGAATGGCTGCCGACTGATAAACTGCAAGGCATTGCCTACCTTTATCTGATGCTCTTCAAAAATCAGGACGTTTATCCCACAGGGGTTCCGAACATAAGCGCCATTGTCGAGGGGCCGGAGCTTTATGATCCGCGAGAAGGCGGCAACGCGTGGTCGACAAACATAGCGCTTTATGCCGCAGATTATCTGCGCAGCCAGGAATACGGCTTCGGTGTGGCCGATGAAGACATCGACATGACCAACGTGGCCGCGCAGGCGAATATCTGCGACGAGATGGTCGACACGGCCGCGCTTGATACCGGAATTACTGGCGTCGATGTTGTAACCAATATTTTTTCCCTTGGCGGAGATACCCTGCAGTATCAATTCGGCGATCGCGTAGAGGCACTCACAACCGGAACTCTGCCGGCCGGCCTCTCCCCAGCAACCGATTACTATGTGATCCCGTATCAGATTAAAACCGCGCCGCGCATTCTTCTCGCCACATCGCTTGAAAACGCCATGAATAAGGTGGCGATCAATATCACTGATGCTGGAACCGGGACGCATACAATCCGCAAAAACGGAGAGCCGCGGTACCATGGCAGCGGCATTATTGATACCGAACTCGACCTCTCGCAGAACCTGAACGATATCGTTAACTCGATGGCTGGCCGAGCCATTGCGATCGGCGGCTATTGGACCCTGCTGGCCGGGGCATACCGCGCTCCAAATCTGACGCTTACCCCGGGCGATGTGCGCGGTTCAGGTTTCAGCTTTAAGGGCGGCCTTTCGATGGCGGAATCCTTCAACATGGTCAAGGGCCTTTTTGTAAGCTCAATCAACCAATACCAGTCCTCTGATTATCCATCCGCCGTATATCAGGAATTCATCGACGACGATAACGGGATCCTCGCGGCAAAAGAAATTAATCTGCCTTTCACAAACCGGCCGACGACAGCGCAGCGGATTGCAAAGATCGAACTTTTCAGAGGCCGTCAGGGAATCGCATGTAAGGCTGATTATTCGCTGAAAACCATGGAATTGCAGCCAGGCGATACCGCGGCACTTACAATGGATTTTCTCGGCTGGGATGAAAAAGTTTTCGAGACCACCGGATTTACGTTTGACGTGGCCGGCGGCGCGCTGGTGACCAGGCTCGAGCAGCGGGAAACCGCAGCCGCCATATACGACTGGTCGCAAGGGGAAGCCATCGATTATGACCCTGCGCCAAATACCAACCTCCCTGATCCTTTTAATGTCTCGGCCGTAACCGGTTTATCCTATAACAGCCGGCAAACTGACACACAGGCCGGAGATCAGCTATATACCCTGCAGCTTGAATGGGACCCGCATCCGGATGCATTCGTTCAAGAGAATGGCTCTTTCGAGAGCCAATACAAACTCTCAACCGAAAGCGACTCAGGCTGGCTCCCGGGCGGCCCGCCGATCCCAGGCCGGGAAACAAAGAGCGATGTGGTAAATTCGAGCGTAAACATAGAATATGACCTCAGAATCCGGGCCATAAATAATCTCGGCGTCCGCTCGGCATGGAACACAATCATCGGAGCTGTGGTAGGTTCATCGGGCGGCGTGACGACAAACCTTGATTATGATTCAGTAGCCGCAGCGGTGACAACTTCTCTGGATTATGATTCGGTAACTGCCGCACCGACAATTTTTGAAGATTATGGTAGTGTTGTTTAAGGAGCCTTAGAAAATGTCCACCCAGCTACGCCTTCGCCGCGGTACCGCAACACAGTGCCAGGCCATGACGCCTGCAGCTGATGAGCCATTAAGCGACACAACAAACAAGCGATTGCGCATTGGTGATGGCTCCCGCGCAGGCGGCTGGCAGATCCCAAACCATGCTGACTGCCAGCGGCAGGCCTTCAATATCGGTACGGTCGGCGGCACTGCCAACGCCATTACGCTCACCCTTGACCCTGCGCCAGCCGCATATGTGCCATATCTGAGCCATACATTCGTGGCGACCGGCACAAACACCGGCAACGTGACAATGGGCATCGTTGGCGTTTCTGGCACAAAGCCGGTCCGGAAAATCAAAGCTGGGGCCATCGCCGAACTCGATGCGGGCGACATCGTAACCGGCGGCCTATACCGGATTGATTATGACGGAACTCAATACCAGCTGGCCAGCGTGGCCTCGAGCGGATTGAGCATCGTTAAACAGGGCGATCTTTCGACATCGACTCAGGCCTTTTCACTGCTTGCAAACAACCTGATCGCCTCCTCGCTTTATCTTTCGACATCTGCCGTGGTCATGTCTGGCGGCTCATACGGGTTTAGGCTGGCATCCGGTAAACCCGGTGTTTCCCTTTGCGGCTGGTGGGAAGGCGATAGCCTGGGCGGATCATACTCGGCATCCTCTTGGTCCATGCAGTCAGGCGTGACGGTAAACGGAAACCAAAGGTACGTGAATACATCGCCGCCGTTTGATCTGGGTGAAGGTGAGGCCGCCGGCTTCTTTTTTGCCATGGTCGACGAGGGCAGCGGAGAGATCACAGGATACTCAGTTTCTGACACGCCGCCATGGGCATACAACGGCCCGACAGATATCCGGCCAGAAGAAATCAATCCGATCACTGGGGGCAGAAAACGCCGAGTTAAAAAGCAACGTACATTCGAGCAGGCCATGGACGGCATCAAAGCCGAATATGAAATGCAAGAAATTACCCAGGCCATGAAAAATGCAGATATGCCTTTGATCCCGCATCCTTTCGGCAGCATCCCAGCCGGCCAAAAAATAATCATGATCGATCCGCTTGATAACAAACTGCGCAGACTGGTCGACTTCCTCAATGAAGGCGGAATCGACGAGGTTCAAGAGCGGATATCTCGTGGGTTTATCAAGGTCGACGGATCACGTTTGACAAAACGCAAGGGGCCGCCAGGCGTAGAAATCCACCGCATGAAGCTTAAATAGGGCCGGGGAAAATCATGGACATTAAGATATCGGAATTTGATGACGGTGGTGCGGTTCAAGCGACTGATGAGGTGGCCGCGGTGCGCGCCGGCGGAAATGTTAAAGTTCAATTCGGAACCGCTGCAGCCGCTAATATAGGGACGGCAGTCGGTGACATCATCGCCGTTCAAAACGTATCTGGAAGCCCGGGCCTGCCATCCCTTGACGGATCATTACTCTCAAATCTCAAGCTTTCCGCAGGCCGCCCAATCACGGCAATCACAAGCGGAAGTGGCAGCAATAGCGTGACTGGCGAAAGAGTGGTGCTGGTCAATAAAGGCACCGGATCGGCAACCCCGATCGTCTGGACGCATGCGGCCGGCCAAGTCCTGACCGTTAAAGACGCAAAGGGCGATGCCGGTACCAATGCGATCACAATCACATTGATCTCTGGCACGATCGACGGCGGAGCAAATACCGTTATTTCAACAAACAAGGGAGCCGTCAGACTTGTGTCCGATGGCACTAACGCCTACATAGTTTAGAGGCCCTGGCCATTCAAAATACCAAACCGCAGGAAGTGGCTAGGCATATGACCCACGAAATGGACATTCTCGAAGTGGAAAAAAAGGTCTCCGAGCAGATCGACCATTTAACTGCTGCTCTCGAAAAAACTTCGAAGTCGGTTGACGATCTTTCGATGAAAATGCAAATCCAGAATTACCAGTATCAGGCCGATTCCAAAATCAATGATTTCAAAATCGAGGCACTGCAAAGGCTCTTTAAGCGACAAGAAATGCAATCAAGAGAGATCGCCGCAATCAAAAAAGAGCAGGCGGAAACGCGGGGATCGGTACGCATGCTAAAGTGGTTGCTCGGGTTTATTGGCCTAGGGGGAGTCGCCGCTCTTTTAAAGTCCTTCAGCTAATTAAGGAGAATGAAATATGCCTAAAATTCAGATCAAGCGATTCATAACTGGGCCTGACGGAACATTCGGGGTTTTGCTTATTAACGACAAACCGGTCTGCGTTACCCTCGAGGAAACGTGGGATCCCAAGAAAGAGAAAATCACCGGATCAGATACCGCGATTACGGCCGGGACATACCAGGTCGAGGCATATAGCGGAACCAAGTTCAAAAACGTTTTCCTATTGAAAGACGTCCCGGGCCGCAGCGCAGTGCTTATTCACTGGGGAAATACCGAAGACAACACCGCCGGCTGCATTCTCCTTGGGCGATCATTTCAGAAATTTGGCGAAAAATACGGTATCGACGAGTCGCAGATCACTTACGCGAAAATTCGCGCCATGCTGCCAAAAGCCTTTAAACTTGAAATCATTAATGCCTTTTGACCTTGTGACGGAAGCCATGATAATCTGACCTTCAGAAAGACAACTCCTGAAAGGTTCCGTTATGAAAGATAAAATCCTAAAATTCCTCGGCGATTATTTCGGCCGTAGCATTATCGGCGCGCTTCTCCGCATTGCCATTGCGCTGGCCGTATTCGCATCGGGCGGCTGGTCTGACCCGGGCCAAGCCATCGCAGTAGCACTCGACAAGGATAAGGCCTTAGCGCAGGCGGCTGTGCTGATCAATGAAAGCACCGACAAGGAAATCATCGAAGCGGTGAAGGAAAAGGATGCTGATGCCGAGGTTTTGCAGGTCAAGAAAATCGACGGCGAAACCACTCTCGCCATTCCGACCGCAGCTGATCCGGTAAAATAATGGGTATCTGGGAGAAAGCAGTCGCAGGAATATTCTGCTTTCTCCTTCTTTCTTCGGTGATTGTTGGCGGCTGCGTTTATCTTTACAAGGCCATAAGCTCCGATGCAGTCGACGCTTACAAACTCAAACAGGCCGAGGCGGATAATGCCGAAATTTTGCGGATTGAAGCGCAGCGTGATGCAGCGATTAAAGAACTCCAAAGCATGGAAGACATGCTGCGGAATGTTCAAGGTAGCAATGCCCACCTTACTGCTCGCCAGCGCGCTCTTAATCAGCAGCTGTGCCGAGACCACCCCGAGAGCTGTTCTTGGAAAAGTAAGCTTCCCCCCGATCCCAGACCCTGATACGGCGACCGATCTCGATCAGGATATCTTCACGGCCAGATTGGCCAGCGGCCTTGACCGCGCAAACGCTTCCCTTCCAGAAATCGCGCAGCCTGACACTTCCCGCCGGTAGAGCATACCGCCTGCGCCCCTGCCGCCCTTTGATGCTCCTGCTGACGTTCAGTCGGGCTGCAAAAGGGTATTGCAAAAAAAACCGCCCAGAGCAAAGAATCTGGGCGGTTTCCAAGTCGGAGAATAAAACATGCACTAGCTGGGATCAGCTTCTCATATCAGCCCCAGATTGCCAATCCAAAAGCACCCCAGAGAAAAAGACCGGTCAGAAATTCTCCGATCTCCGTATCAAGGTCGAGGTGCTGCGGCAGCCAGGTAATCCCGAAATAGTTAATTTTCCCGCCATATTGGTCAATTCCAGACTTCATCTCCTTGTCCGAGTGATAAAACACAAAATGGCCGATCATGTAGGCTGGGGCTTTTAAAGCGCCGCTGAGGGCAAGAAGCGGGTTCAGGCAGGCGATGCCAGCCGGAAGGGTCACCAGCAGGCCTGTGAGGGCCATGCCGGCCACGCAGCGCCAGTAAAGACGATCGGCTCCATAGGCCGTTATGCCATCAAAAGCATCCGAATCATTGGAAACCTGAGAGCGAGGATCGGCGCCGAAAAAAGGAACCAAGGCAAAATCGACAAATTCCGGCTTAATGCTCTTAGGATGAAGGGAAAGGAAATATTGGCCGTGGCCGGTTACCAGACCGGCATAAGTCAGGATCCCAACCGGCAGAGCAAGCCAATAGCTGGCCGCAGCTGCTATCGAAGCATAAGGCAGACCGAAGACAATTTGGGGCCAAGGCTTCGGAAAATATTTTTTGATAGGGGACGCATGACCGCGCCACCGGTAGAGCGCGGCGCCAAGCAGCGCGATGCAGAAAATAGCCAATATCATTTTTTTCTCCTTTTTTCTTTTTCAATTTCTGCTCTGACAAGCGTCCAAGATTCCTCGGGAAGGTAGTCATGGTCAGGCACCTCAACAAGAACATAGCCAAGTTTGGCATTAGCCCATTCAGGAGATTGGGCCTGATCGATTTTTTGCTCAGCCCGTATTTGTTTTAGGCTCGGAACAAGCTTTGCTTTCACACGGTTGCCAACAAAATAAATCCCTCCGCCATGCAGATCCGTAAAGCTGGCTGGCTTTCCATCTATGGTGTGCATATACATTGTTTTCACGATCTACCCTTTCTTTGCTGGTTGTAGAGCATCGTATGCGGCCAGCGCGTCCTTCTGCTCTTTGATTTGCTCGAAAGAAAGCTGAACGTCTAAACCACTTTTTGATGGTCTAAATGGCGTCTGCTTAATCAGCCTTCGCAAAACCGCAGCAAGCTTATCCACCACATAAGTCGGGGTCATTTTATCGACGGACTTCTCGAGATCGAGAGCGTGATCCTTCCAAGAGACAGGCCACAGAGGTCCGCAGCCATTGGGACAAGGCTCCGTTTTATTGTCGCCGGGGCCAGTGGTTCCAGACTGCATATAAAGATTTGTGCGAGACAGATGGAATTTGCAATTCGCGCAATGCATATAGCCAGGCACGACATCGCGGTCGCGGCTGTTGCGATAGGCCTGCGCCAGGCGGAGCAGATCGCCCATCCTTTCTTCGTCTGCGTTTAAGATATCGGACGTGGTCACGCCCAGATCCGCAGCAACCTGATGGACGGTTCCGCCCTGGTATCCCATTGTAAAAATGAGCGCTGTTGTATTAGGTACTTGCATTACTTGATCTCCTTCTTTTCAAATTCTTCCTCGGTCATGGCCGGGGCATATCCAGGGCGGCGCTCTGGCCAAAATGGCTTTCCCTCAGACTGCATGAAAGCATCCTTATTGGCTGGCCGATCAACCTCAATGCGCGGGCCGCAATTCATCGTGCAGTAGCCTTCCACACAGTCATCGCAAGGATTGGCCCGCGGCCCGAAATAGAAGCTCCCCAGGCGGATAGGTGCGACAATCCCGATGCTCCCAAGGGCCTCAACGATTGCATGCTCCATCGTGGCACCGCGGCCCGAGCAACGCAGCGGCTGCCGACGATTATTTGAGGAAGCTGAAAATCCGAAATTACCATCATCATGACGGTAAACCTGCAGGACCTTATAGCGTGGCGGGAAAAGAGCGAAAAGTTCTTCGATGCGATCAGCCATTATGCAGAGGCCTCCGGTTTGAAATTGCAGTATTCATGCTTGAGCGCGAAACCGCCGTGGCATTTACGCCGGCCAAGGGCCTGCCGCTCCTTCTTGGTCATCTGGTAGACCTTCGAAGTTCCGATCTCCACCAGCGCGGCGCAGACGATGCATGGCCCGGGAAAGTGGTTCGTTTCAAACCGCACCCTCATGATTTTAATTCCCGGGCGGTTTGGATGGCGCTGTTAAGCGCCGCCATTTGATCGTGGCTGCCACCTTTATCAGGATGGGCAGTGCTGGCCAGCTTGCGGTATGCGGCCTCGCAGACATCGATATGATCACCCTCGGCAACCCGCAGGACCACATACCATGGCTTTGCAGAGGCGGGGCCAGCCAGGGCCATGTAACCCGCAAAGGCCTGATCAAGGGTGCCAACCCCGTACCGCTCCTGCCGGCGAATGGCGTCGATGTGCGCGGCCAGGGCGGCAATATTATCGGCAACACGGTCCCATTTATCGACAGCCAAAACCCGAGGCTTGCCTTCAATCTGAAAATATACGGCAACGCCGGGATCCTCCGGTGCGCGCCGGTCGCTGCGCGGGCTTCCGTCCAGCCGAGTCTCGACATTGGTAGAGATGATACGTTCTCTGGCATCAATGCGGTCCAGCTCCAAAAAGAGCCTCTGCAATGCCTGAGCGATTGAAAGGTCTTTCTTTTCCCGCCAGCTATATCCCGGAGTATGGCTGGAATATTTGGTTTCAGATCTTCCGAACTTTGCCCGCTGCCGGAGATGCGGCTGGGTGCGTTTCCAGCCATGCGGCCATGAAAGAGGGTAATTTGTGGTCATGATTTTCTGCCTTATTCTGCGATTTCTTTTGATGAGAACTCTTCTTTTTTCTTCTCAAGCAGCTTGAAAATGAAAGAGTGAGCGTCCGGGTTCGTGGTTTCAAACCGATTAATTTCGGCAGAAAACTCAGACATGGCACCCAATGCATCGTGCAGGGTTTCAGCAACCTTGATCGCCACTTCGATGGATCCCAGGCCCTTCGGTTTTGGCACACCCTGCGGCCATTGCGGATACAGGATCATGGCTGGCTTATCGATGGCCGGTTCCTCTTTTATGACTTCCGATGAGGCGGGCGGCGGCGGCGGATTTCCTTCTTCGTCGACAAACCTTTCGTCTGATTCCGGCTCGATGGCTATGGTCGCATGAATATGGCCATCGGGAGCCGGCTGAGAATGGGATTTATCGCCAACGGTTACGATCACAGTTTCAGGCTGCGGCTTTTCAAACCCTTTCTGTGCCAAAACATCCTTGAGATCGGGCTGCTTATCATGCTCGATCTGCGCAGGCTTATCCGCGGCCTCAGCAGCAGCCGCAGCGGCGGCGCGCTCGGTAGCAGTAAGCGGCTTATCACCGATCACAGGCGCATCCTCCTCGGCAAAGCCAAGGGCCTCGATTGTGTCATCATTCTCAAACAGGCGGTCGATTTCTTCTGCAGACTGCGGGAGCCATTTTGCAAGGCGGCGGAAAACGGTTTTCTTCGCCATTTCCTCATACCATTCCTTCCAAATACCCTTCGGATCGCCGATTTTAAGCTCTTTCTTATATTTGACATCGGATTCCGTTACGGAGCCAGACTTCGAGACCTTGCGTACTTTCTCGATATCAGCGACCGACATAACCAGCTTTGCCTTGGTGCCGTCTTTCATGGTGGCAATGCAGTAGGCGGCGATGACCGGCCCGCGATCCTCGGCACCGAAATAAGGCTCATGAATTATCTCGTCCCGGTCTCCGCGGTAGACTTTGAAAACGCCAAGCTTCCGGTCCACCTCATATACGATATCGGCCATGACAGAAACGACGAATCCGGCGCGCAATACCTTCTTAACCAGGCCATGCATCATCGGCATGTATTGGACTTTATTTCCGTAGATTGCCTTGCCCTGCTGATCTACCCCGAGTTTGGTATTAAACAGCACAAAGGCCGCTTCCCGATTGTCCGGTACCAGGCCATCAGAGGCGCACTTGATCGCAGCCAGCATCAGCGATACGCGGTCGGCGCGCAGCAGATCGGGGTTCGAGATAACCGCCGTCATGACGGCCGCCTGAAAGCGGGCAAAGGTGACCTGGGCTGGAAGGCAAGACATAAACTGGTCTTTGCGGCTTTCCATCTGGAATTTCAGCTGCTCGTGCGGAGTGAAGGTTTTACCCTGCGTGACATTTTCTCCCTCAAATTTTACGACATCATTCATTTTTTAGTCCTTTCTAAAGTTTGGCGATTGATAGGCGGCGATGCGACGAGCCATAAACGACTTTATCATCGCGCTCCTGCAGGCTGGCAGTAATGCGACGATTGCCGACAATGGCGCGCTCGTAGTTTTCCATGAGATCCATGAGCTCCAGCTCGCGGGCCTTCTGAATGCGATTGATGGTGTCCAGGAGAGCCTTGATCGGTTTCTTTTTGCGTTTCAAAAGTTCGATTTTGCGCACAAGCATCTCAGCGCGGCGATTATCGGTCAGGCGAATCCGGTCGTCTTTCATGAGTGGGCCGCGGATATGCTCCAGCAGCTGCTCGTCCATCATGTAGTCTGGGGCCGGCGGCTCGCCTGCCTCGACACTTTGCCAGAATTTATTGACCTCGATATTGATCATCCGGCCGAGGTCGATATCGTAAACGCGATTCATAACATGAGCGCGCTGGCGGGCCTCAAGGATGCCGAAGCAACCAAAGGCGATATCGATACCTTCCTCGACGACAGCATGCATCTCACCCTGCAGCTGGAAATCGTAGTCCAGAGGAACCGTATTTTCACCCCAGCCGAGATCCCGAGATAGACGCTCGGCGACCTTGATCTCCATGACGCCGACACCGCGATCAGGATCAATCACCCGAAAATCAAAAGAAGACCCGAGGCGGCGCGCCGGCTGAAGAACATAGGTCCCGGTCAGATCAAAACCCTGCCAGCCGCGATCGAGGCAAAGCTTCATGCCAACCGGAGTTTGCAGCCATTTACCCCACTCCGTGAAGGGGGTCTCGACAAACTCTTCCTCGATCAGGTTGGCTTTTTCATGCCATAGGGAAAGCCGGCTGCGGCGCAGCCCTACCCCAAAAAGCGCAGCAAGGTCGGTCGAATTGATATTCGGTCGCCGCGCTTCGAGCCATTCCCACTCTGTCGTGAATTGCTGGATCATTTTTTACCCTTTAGATAAAATTTTGCAATGTGCCTACCGGTGCCTTTACCAGCGCTTCCATCCTCGGTCGCAAGCCATTTAACGTCTCCAAGGTTTTCAATTTCTGCTCCAGCTTTGACCAGCATCAAAAGCCATTTATCGACCGGAAAAACGATCACTACGTCCTTCCCCTTTTCCTGCTCGGCGATGGCTTTACGAACCCATGCGGTCGGGCCTTTCTTTTTGCCCTCGTGCATAATCGAACCAAAAGGCGGATTCACATATGAAGATTTGCCCCATTCGCATGTAAGTCCGTCAAAATCATTGGGCTTAGGATAGGGGCAAGGATCAAAGTCGAAATTATACTGCTCGTGCAGCCGAGCATATAAATCTGGCGGAGTAAGCCAATAATGCTTTTGATCCGATCCATTGCCTTTGTGGAATTTATTTTCTTGCGGCGGCAGTTTCGATTGATGTTCTTTGATCACTTGACGTGGGCTTTCGTTTCGATGCGGATATGCGCGCCGGGAATGGTGCGATTGCTTTCATTGGCCTCAGCCCACCGCTGCAGAGCGTGATCGATATCCTCGTTGCGGAAAAACGGCCAGATTTTATGGATTGATTTAAGCAAAAGATCACGGTCGACCATTTCGGCGACAAGGTACTCATGCAGCGAGCCAACGCTGCCCTCGCCACGCGTCCGCGAAAGGTCCGCAGAGCCAGCCAGGGTGTGCCGGTATGCCTTGGCAGCATGCCGATCAGAACGGATGGCAGCGTCCATGGCGGAGCCGACTGCTTGCCCTGCAGCCTTCGCCTCCTCGGTCTTTTGCTTGACGACAGCATTATCGCTGGCCTCCGCAGCGCGACCCTCAGCCTTCACTTCCCAGACCTGCAGCCTTGCATCCTTCTGGATTTGTTCGACCTGCGCCGGCGCAGCTTTCAGCTTCTCCTCCGCGGCTTTGCGGTCTTCGGCAGCTTTCCGCAGGTCATACTGCCGGTTTTCTTCTTCGGCATCGGTTCGATCACCGGCGATGCGCTCTGCAAGCTTTGAGGCGGCCAGCTCGTCTTTAAGCTTCTGCTCCCGGGCGGCGGCGGCGGCGGCCTCGGCGGCAGCGTCATCAATCAGCTTCTGGGCGGCGGCGGCGGCCTCCTCTTCGATCTTTTTAATGGCTGCAGCGCGGGCGATTTCGTCCTCTTCGGCTTTTTTGCGAACACGCTCGGCTTCTTCTTCAGCAGCCTTCTGGGCGGCCTTTGCAGCGGCCTCGGCGGCGATGGCATCATCAAGCTTTTTCTTTGCCGCAGCGGCCTCCTCGGCAGCAATCCGATCGCGCTCGCGCTTTTCGGCATCAGCCTTCATTTCGAGGTATTTCTCGTAGGGAGCGCGCTTGACGTTTCCCAGTTTCTGCAGGTCCTCGATGCGCTTTTTAAAGAAATTATGAATGCCATCTGACCAGGCATCCCATGGCTTCTTCTCGGCAAGCCGAATCTTATCAAGCTCGCCGCGCAGGGTCTTTTCCTGCTTGAGCCAATCCGAAAGCAAACCGGCCTGCTCTTCGTTCTCGCAAACCTTCGGCAAGGAATCGTAACGAGCGGTCAGGTCTTTCAGCTCATCAAGCTTGTCCTGGTATTTATCAGACTGCCAATTTTTGATTTCGTCTGGGCGAGGAAGGCTCGGTGCGTTTGGCGCAGGCGGTTTATTGTGGCCGATGCCGGCATGTTCATTATCCATCAATTTTTTTCCTATTTCTGGGGAGAGTTATCGTTGCAAGGAAGGGGCTTATCCCACATGCGAGTAAGCACAAAATCAGCAAAGCCATCTGGCGTATCAGCTGCAAATACCGAAAATTTGTAGGGGGATCGACGCATGAAGGAAAACCCTTTCTGTTGACAAAAATGTAAAATCAGGTTTAACCTCGTTTTACAAACCTGTCAAACAGAAAAAAACAAAGGACCGATTTTTATGGCTACGACAAATGACGCATACTGCGGGTTCAGGCTCCCGAAAGAAATCAAGGAAAAGCTGACGATTTTGGCCGCGGCAAATAAGCGCGATTTTAGCGGTGAAGCCAATCTCGCATTTGAGAACCACATCAAAGCCAATGAAAAATTGCTGAAAAAAGCTGAAGCATGAGCACCCCTGAACTCAGCGAACTGGCAAAGCTCTGCATCGAGCTCGAGCACTGGGAAACCCCCCAGTGGGCTGCCGAGGCCATCCTCGAGAGCGAGATATTGACCGCGAGAGTCATCGACGCATGCGTAGGCGGCGGTACGCTTACCAAGGCAGCCAGGGCCGCCGGATACAGGGTTTTTTGCCTTGATATTCATGACTGGGGTTTTCCAGGCACCATAGTTCAGGACTTTTTAAAGTTTAATGCCGATCTCACCGATGAAACAGTTTTCATGAATCCTCCCTTTTCAAAAGCTGAAGAATTCGTGCTGCATGCCTTCGCGCTCGGTGCGCGCAAGGTCGTCTGCTTCCAGCGTTTTGCATGGTGGGAGAGCCAGGGCCGCAAAGAGTTCTGGGATGCCAATCCGCCAGTCAGGGTGTATATTTGCGGCGACCGCGCAGACTGCTGGCGCCATGATATCAAGCCCGATGCAAAGGGCCGGAGATTTAATCCAATCACAGGCAAGAAGATGGAAGGAACGCCGACCGCTCATGCCTGGTTCGTCTGGCAAAAAGGGCAGCCGCCTGGAACTCAACTCCATAGAATTTATAAGGAGAAAAAATGATTGACCACATCGTCCTGCCAAGCGGCCATAAGGTTTATTTTAATGCCGAGGATAGAAAAATTATTGAATCTCGGAAATGGTATTTAGCTCGCCGAAAATCAAAAGAATATGCGCAGACAGACTCAAGGGATCCATTGGGGCGAATATTCATGCATCAACTTCTCATTAAAACTGAGAAGGGCCATGTGATCGATCATATGGATGGCAATGGACTAAATAATTGCAGGTCAAATCTCCGTCAGTGCACGCAGGCGCAAAATTGCCAAAACAGCCAAAAGAAAAGGAAACACAAGGCTTTTAAAGGCGTTTTTCTTGATGCTCGGCGAGGCACTTATTATGCGCAGGTTGCAGTAAATAAAAAAGTTTTTACTTCCAGTGGCTACGAAACAGAAATCGAAGCAGCCATCGCTTATAATTCTTTGGCAAGAATCCATCACAAAGATTTCGCCCTATTAAACAGAGTTTAACCCACCGCCACAAAGGAGAAAAACCATGGCAAATAAGACTAAAGCTGCAGCTACCGATGAAACCGCAGAAAGCGCCGCAAAAGGCCCAAATCTGCCGGCAGTCGGCGGCATGCATCCGAAAACCCTCAGCAAGTATTACGACGATTTGTCGAATATCGAGCAGAAAGCCTCCCAGGTTAACGGCGATAAATCCGCTGCTTGGCAGGCCTTCGTCGATGCTGGCGGCGACAAAGAAGCATTCCGGCTGGCCCGGGCGATCGGCAAAATCGCAAAAGACCGCCGGCGCGCCGTGATCGCCAATGCGCTCGAGTACATTCATGCGCTTGAGATCGACGACGAATGCGATATCCAGATCAGCTTCAACTTTACCGACGAGAAGGTTGAACTGGTAAAGGGCGGCGGCATGGCACCGGTGGCTGACGCTGCCAGCGAAACCGCAAAAATCTGGGCCAAACAAGGCGCAGCTGCAGGATCCGCATAAATGTATTACCTGCTGACCCTTCCAATGCCGATCTCCGTGAATAAAGCCTGGGACATTGGCAGAGGAAGGGCCGGCAGGCACCTTAAGCGCTCTGACGAGTATGACGAGTTCACTCGCCGCGCAAACACCGTATGGCAAAGCCTGTGCCGGCAGCAGGGCATCCCCGAGCATTTGGACGGCCGCCTCCGCCTCGACATCTGCTTCAACATTCATAACGTCCTAAGCGATACCAGCAACCGCGTGAAAATCCTCGAAGACTGGCTGCAGGGCAAATTCTTTAAAAACGACAACCAGATCGACGACATCCGCCTGACAAAACGCATCTGGCGCGAGATCCCCGAGCAGGCCGAGGTTTGCATTTCTCAGATTGAGGATTTAAGATTTCAGGATCCGCGGCAATTTTTCCGCAATTAATATGAGGACTTTCTAAAATGGCTAATCGAGAAAAAGGTACGGTTAAATGGTTCAACACGCAAAAGGGATACGGATTCATCCAGCCCGAAGACGGCGGTGGTGATGTTTTTGTTCATATAAGCGCTGTTGAAAAGGCCGGCCTTCGCAGCCTGCAGGATGGGCAGCGTATCGAATACGAGATCGTAAAAGACAAAGGCAAAGAAGCCGCGACGAGCCTCCAGGTTCTGAAATAAAAAAAGCCCCAGCGTCCAGTCTGGGGCTTTTCTCTACGCATAAAACGCAGTCACTCATTCGCAGGCAAAGGATAGCACTCCGAAGATATTTCAACAACCGGAGCATCGCGCAGCCCGAGCAAAAGAGCGTAGGTGGTGCAGTGGCGCATGATCAGGTCAGAGTCCTTGCAAGGCCTTCCACCGGCGCGCTTGCGGCATATTTCCGCAGCCAGCTGCAGGCCTTCAATTTTTCCCATTTCTCGATCGCTGATCATTCCCCGCCCCTTTCATCGTTAGGCGGTGGGGCTGCGGCTATAGCTCCCGCATATCCAGCCTTAATATCATCTGCATTAAGCATTTTGGTTCCGGTGCATCCCATTATGAATCCGCCAAGCATTGTTGTTGTCATCTGAATAGGAACCAGCTTCCACCCATCCGGCACCGCCGCTGGCTTGCTCAGAAGGGTGCGAAGCGTGGTCAGATAACCGTCAATTTCACCGGCAGGAAGGTCGGTTTTAGTGAAGGCAAAGCAGACCGCTTTGAACATTGCCAGCCCCTCGCCAGTCGTGTCGGTTGCTGGCTGTGTATCGTCAACCGCGCAGTTACGATGGGCGCATGGCGGTATTTCAATGGCTGGCTGTGCGGCGGCGGCGGTGAGAAGGGCGCGGATAAGCATGTCATTATCATCAGCCCATCCAGCAAGGTCATAAGTCCTGTCAGGGTTTCTTTGATCTTTTTGTAAGATGGCGTCAAATTCTTCCAGCGCATCACTGGCCGCTTGTGGGATGGAGGTCATGGTTTTTCCTTTCAGTGAGTTTTACGCCAGCCGATTTGAATCATCGTCTGCTCGATCAGATCGCAGCATTCTGGGATCGAATAGTATCGAGCCAGCATCGACATCTGGACACCGACCAGGCAGGCGACAACGTCTTTCTTCTCCATCTCGAAAGTTTCAGAAAGAACGTTGACGCTGATCATCAGGCCTTCCGCGCTGGCTTTTATAAATTCGGGTTTTATCATTTTGCACCTCAAGCGCGAATGCTTAGAAAAAACAGCGCAAATACCATCGCCACATAAAAGACGAGAAGCCAAAAGCGCCGCACCAGCTGGTCTTTACGCATCATTTTCCCACCTGATCACTGTGAAGTCTTCCGGGCCGCATTGCGAGCATTGCCCGCTTGCAGAAACCAAAAGCAAAGACCCATCTGCTACGCCGCAGAAAACGTCATGCTCGCTGCCGTCTTTAAGCCGAACTCGATCCGGGCGGCGCTGCTTATGGTTATCATTACACTTCATGAAAGCACCAAGCGCATGCCATGAATCGTAATGCCTACCAGCGTCATCACCAAAAGAAGGGCAAGGAAAAGCCTGTTTTCTTTGTCAGCTTCCAGCGTAGCGGCACAAAGAATACAGCCAGCAAGGGTAAGCAGAAGCCAAATTGCAAATTGGTAATGTTCCAAGGCCTAAACCTCCGCCACTGCAGCGGGATCCTGCGCTGAATAATCAGGCACCTGCTGAAAGTTATTGTTGCGGAAAAAGACCCGCACGTTATCGTCGGCCTCGATCGCGGGCTCTGCAGGCGCAGCGCCGAGCATATCAGCCAGTGTGCGGCGCGCTTGCATGATAGGCAGGACGGTGCTGCTGGTTTGATCATCCGCCCAGGCGACCAGCTTCTGCATTACATCGATGGCATTGTTTACGTTTTCGACTGTGATTTTCATTTTTCTGACTTTCTTAAAGGGTTTTGATTTTGGGGAGATCAGCGCCGGATGAGCAGGGAAACACATCCGGCGCCTATTACCTCTCCAAGGTAACTTTATTCTTTGACCGCAAAGTCTAAGACTGGCGGATCACCGCTAAATGCAATATTGCGAACATCGATTGAGCAAAGCAGCTTCAAACCAAACTCGGCGATCTGATGCTTAAATTCTTCCTCGCTGTAAATGAATGCCCATTTCTGACCGAAATGAAGGGACATAAACTCACGAGCAAATTCCTCGTTATCGGCTTCGATCTGCAGATAGTGATCTTTAAAGGCAAAGCCTGAGCCAAACGTGACATAGAACTTAGCCATTGATCGCCCCCAGCGCTGCTTCAGCTTCTTGGACAGCTTTAAGCTCAAGCCCGCGCAGGTTTTCCCGCGGCATGATGCGCAGCATTTCCCGCAGCGCAGAGGCAAGAGAAGGCACGTCAGCGCAGTAATCGCCAAGCGCGGCAGACAGCTGCTCCTTGTTTTGCGTGAGCCAGTCTATGGCGCGCCATTTTCCATTGGCAGTGGTATCAAACAGATGGTTCGACATGAAGAAATCAAACTGCTGCTTGATATTCATCTCGGCTAATTTTTCATCGACGGTAGGCATGGTTTACTCCTTTGGAGAGGCTGGTGGTTTACATTTTTTCAGAACTACGCGGATTCTCGGAGATAGCTGTTCTTTCATCAATCCCATCAAAATAGGATTTTCTGACACTTTGGTTATAATCTCCACGCCTAGCGCCCTGGATCAAGGCTACATGGCTTCCTTGAGCCGGCGCATCGAGGCCGGTCGATCGGCGCCGCCGTCCATGACGAGCGGCACTTCTTTTTCCGACACGGGCAGGGTGCAAGGCGCGGGGATAACGTAGCTGATTGCCTTGCGCTCGATCGGCTGAATATCAAGCTGGAAGCGCGCTATAGCGCCTTGCAGATACTCCTCCGACAATTCGCAGCACACCCATTTGCGTTTCAGCTGTTCAGCCACGGCGCCGGTGACGCATGACCCGCCGAACGGATCAACGACAACGTCGCCCGGATCGGTGAGGAAGCGGATAAAATATTCTGGCAGCTGTGAAGGGAAGCGCGCCGGGTGAATGTCGATATTATTTGCGCGGCAATAATCCTGATAACGGCCGTTCGATTCCGTGTTGGCGATCGCCAAGAGATTAGGCGGCACCGATCCGCCGTTGTCCTTGTTGAACTTGTCGGAAATGTCGTGGCCCGATGGGCGTAGCTTTGCGGTGTAGCCCGTTTTCAACAGGGCTTGCATGGAATCGCTGTAAGGCGCGAGGACGCGCTTGTTGTTCGCTTTGGGGAAGGGCGTTTTTGATAACCACCAAACCGTGTTGACCGAATCTTTCACGCGGACGCGGCGGACGTTCACCCACTCCGCCGGCGACGGCAGTTTCGACGGGTTGAACCAATAATGCTCCTGGCACAGGTGGAAACCGTATTCCTCGACCAGCATCACCAGCAGCTTGAAATGGTATAGGCTGCGCGTCGGCTGGCCTGGAACCCAGGCGCCGCCGATGTCGATAACAAGGCTGCCGTCATCCTTGAGAACGCGCTTGAAGCCTTCGGCGAAGGGGCGGAACCAATCGCAATAAAGGTCGGCGTCTTCGTTGCCGTAGCTCTTTTTTCTGACGAGGCCGAACGGCGGGCTGGTCATGATGAGATCGACCGATGCCGGCTTGGCCTGGCTGAACAGCCAGGCGCGGCTGTCGCCCCAGAAAATCTCCCCGTGGCGGGTCTTGTGATATGAGCGGATCAACTTTTTAGGGAAGTTATATTTAGGCTCTGCCGCCTTCGCGGTCGCCTGTTCTTCAAGAATTTTAGTCATTTTTTTGATCCTTTGGAGAGGTTTTCTTCAGTTCCCAGAGCTTGCCATAGCTTTCAGAATTGTAAAACAGAAAAAAACACAAAAAAAACGAAAATAACCGATAAATCTGCAAAAATGGCTGTTTTCTGCGGGTTTTTCTTCGTGCTTGCAAAATCATTGGAATCACGCATCGTATAGCAGGCTGGTACCGGGGTAGCTCCCTGGTCGCAAGCGCAGGTTGCCCTTTACAACGAGCGGCCAGCATTCACTAAAGCTTTTAAAGGAAGCAAATATGGACATATCTGATTATTTTTATGCATGGAAACCCGCGCTTTTTCGCAAGAAAACACGAGGATGGACAATCATACAGCGCGGAATTTACCGCGAGCTTATTGATGAATACATGCTGACCCGCGAGCCCCTTCCAGACGACGATAATGCCCTTGCTGAAATAGCCCGAGTCCCGATCGAAATATGGCTTGAAAACAAGTCGGTCATTTTGGCGAAATTTGATCATGCGGATCAGAAATTTTCGCATGAGCACTGCGATGAAGAATTGGAAGTTCAGGACAAAAGATCAAAAACTAGAACAAAGGCATCAAAAAAAGCGGCTGCAACCCGTTGGAAACACAAGAAAAAACCAATAATGCCAAACGAATGCGAAAGCGATGCGAAAGCGATGCCAAAAAATGCCACAGGACAGGACAGGACAGTAACAAGACAGGATATTAATATTAAAAAAAATACCAAAAAAAGCTCGGCAGGTCGGCCTGAAGAAATACCCAAGCAGCTCTGGGACGATTTCCAGGCTGTTCGAAAAGCGAAGTCCCTCCCACTGACGCCCACCGCTCTCGATGGCATCCGGCGTGAAGCCGAAAAAATCGGATATTCGCTCCAGCAGGCGATAACCACCTCCTGCGAAAATGGCTGGGCAGGATTTAAGGCCGAATGGATACAAAACACCCAACCCAAAGGAAACCAAAACCATGGACGATCAGACCGACCTACTCGGGCAGAAATTAACGAAGCCATCCGCCGAGAAGTTCTCGAAAGCCTTGAGCGAGAAGACCAGGGCGAGGAAGCGTGAGCATATCAGCTTTCTGGTAACCCAGTGCTTCAACACGCTGGACAGCTTCGGCAAAGTTCTCGGCGACTCGATCAAGCTGCACGTTGACCACCTGAGCGAATTTACAACCGACGAGATGACGACCGCTTTCGAGGCTTGGGTTAAATCAAACACCCGCATCCCGATGCCGGCAGACATCCGCGAACTGATCCTGAGCGCAAAGGTCAAGGCCAGCCCGCAGCGGCCGACATACCAGCGCGAGTC